AATACTACACCCGCCTCGTGACGTGTTATTTATATCCTAGGGACCTAACAAATTACACCGCGTACCCCTGAAGACCTTAATAATTACAAAATAGTCCCTCCGCGTTTTTCATAACTTTCAATAATTGCACATTGGTCCTTCCGCATTCTGGACTGAATTTGGGCCGTCTTTATGTGTTGGGCCTGGACTATTTTATTTCATTATGGACATGGGGCCCATGTCCATGTCCCAGTTAGTTTCTTTTATATTTTGTTTTCATTCCATTCCTTCTTGTTTTCAAGAAGCAAAATTATTTTATATAGCCCCTGCGGGGCCCGTTTTTTCTCAAGTTTAGTTTGTATGGGAGATATTGTTTTAATTTAATTTTTTTTTATTCAATGTATTCGTCACACATTACATCAGCACCATGGTGTTTTAGACAAACACCACAAGGAATACAAGGGATTACATGGACTCTATCTGCACTAATTTTATCATAATCAGGAAGAAAATTAGACATAACTACTACATGAATACAATTAATTAACGGGGCCATAAGCGGCTCATACTTATTACTAACTATTAACCTATCCTTAAACATCTCTATTAAACTGTATTGGAGATAATCCTTCTTATCACGAGGAATATCAAATACAATATTATTTCCTAAACAGCCTATATACTGGTAAGCTACATTATCTGCAGATCCTCCACGTGTATAGAACCAGGACTCACTTCTATACAAGTCCCCGGCAAACGTGGATTTGCCTTCCCCACCAGTGGGGCCATACACCCAGAAGATAGTGCGATCATCTGGGTCCCGTTCAAGGAGCGTCTTCAAACGCGATTGCCAAGATTTCAAATTTGAAATTTGAATCTCACTAGCGGTCTTCTGGAATTCTTCCTCAGCAAGTTTGGCTTTTACTCGTCGGAATACAGACGGATTCTCCTCAGCCATTCTCACCGGACTTCGAATTACTGATTCCCGTTGCCGGCGTTTGTGTGAACCACTAGGACAATAATCCCCAAATTCAAAAGGCCCGGAAACCCTAGTTTCCTCTTTCATGCAATAATCGCGAGCCTCATCTGTCCGACGGGCTCGTTGTTTCTCTAGATGGGGTTTAAGATCACCGAAGAGTGATTTAACCTGATTAAGGGTCCTTCGACCCTTCAATTGCAGATATCCTTGGAGATGGCGCCGGCGAGTCGTCGGAGACTCCTCTTCCTGCCAGCAGGCGTAACTCACGTGTGTGTTCTCAAATAATGGAACAAGGTCAGGTGCGGTGGCGGAAATGAAGAAAACGGTGAAACACCACCATTGAGACTTGACGGCAGGCATTCTTACTTGGAGATATTTAAGAAAGAAAGGGAATTGTACGGAGGGTCTCTAGCTCGGGGTCTCGAGGCGGGGT